AAACTATGGTTTGAAACTCTTAGACCAAGTCCACACTCTCTGCCCAGAACTGTATCCGACAATGATTAAGGAGCAAAAAAATGTCAGAAACGCTGATGACGGAAGCCAACCAAACCAATGAAGGCGACACTCAACAGCCAGTAGACGCATCAACTGAAGCAACTACTGACACCGAGCAGCAAGCTGAAAGTGTACAGGATCAACAAGTTTCGGATGAAACCACTGTTGAAAGTGAAACTAGCGAAAAGGATGTACCAGAAGGTGCGCCTGATAAATACGAGTTTAACAATAAGGTGGCTGACGCACCAGATGAACTCGACCCCGAAGTATTAACCGCATTCGGTGATGTCGCTAAAGAACTAAACCTGCCACAAGATGCTGCACAAAAAGTATTAGACAAAGTTGCACCTGTTATACAGGCAAGACAAGCTAAAGTTATTGAGCAAACAAAGGTTGAATGGGCAACTCAATCAAAATCTGATTCAGAATTTGGTGGTGAAAATTTAACTGACAATTTAGATGTTGCAAAAGCATCACTCGATACTTTTGGCACTGATGCTTTGAAGTCGCTGCTTCAAGAAACAGGCTTGGGAAACCATCCCGAAGTAATTCGGTTTATGTACCGAGCAGGTAAGGCAATTAGTGAAGACAGTTATGTAGGTAATTCTGAAGGTGCTGTTGGTAAATCTAACGTACCAAAAGATTTTAACGCTATAGCTGACTCATTATATTCAAATCAGCAAAACAAGTAAGGAGTTATTAAATGGCTACTCTCTCAACCTCAAATTTGACACTAGCGGATTGGGCAAAAAGATCTGACCCAGACGGTAGAGTTCCAATCGTTGCAGAATTATTATCACAAACCAACGAAATTTTAGATGATTGCGTGTTTAAGGAAGGTAATTTACCTACTGGTGAACGTGTAATTATTAGAACTGGTTTACCATCAGTTTATTTCCGTGCATTAAATCAAGGTATTCCCGGCAGCAAATCAACAACTGCTCAAGTTGATGAAGCGTGTGCAATTCTTGAAGCTCGTTCTGAAGTGGACAAAGATTTAGCAATGCTAAATGGTAACACTGCTCAGTTCCGTTTATCTGAAGATACTGCTTTCTTAGAAGCAATGAATCAGACTCAAGCTGAGACAATGTTTTACGGCAACCCCGGAACAGATCCTAAAAAGTTTCTAGGTTTAGCACCAAGATACGGTGATCTTTCCGCAGATAATGCAGTAAACATTCTTGATGCAGGTGGAACAGGTTCTGATAATGCTTCTGTTTATTTAGTATGTTGGGGCGATCAAACTGTTTATTGTCCTTTTCCTAAAGGATCTAAAGCAGGTTTAATGCATGAAGATCTTGGTGAGCAAACTGTTTATAACAGTGACGGTACAAGGTTACAAGCTTTTGCTACACGTTACCAATGGAAAAACGGTTTGGTTGTTAAAGATTGGAGATACGTTGTTCGTATTTGCAACATTGACATTTCTGACCTTCTTGGTAGTGCTAA